TGCGGTTAGACTTAGAGAACAAGAGAGCTGTCTCCTCACGCTTCTTCCACTCACGGAGAGCCTTCCAATACTGATAATCAGCCCAGAGATATGAGCTCTTACCTGTCTCAGGATCCTTAAGTGCAATAGCAAGTACTGTAGAGTATGCGTCACCAGTAATATCGTAGCTCAGACGGAGAGTCTGGAGGTGGTTACGCATCTTGAATGGTGTCTGATAGTTGATGATGTCTGCCTCATCACTGTACTCCTCGTAAGCAGAACCGATACGGCTTACCTGACGACCAGCGAGAAGATACTCACCTGGAATGTAAGAAGAAGCAAAACCGTCAGCAACATAACACTCATATACCCAAGTTGAACCATCCTGATATGGTGTTCCGTTTACACGAACCTGGAAGTTTACGTTGTCGAAGCTGAGTACTGCTCCAGGACCGACAGTCCTGTATTCAACACGAGTCGCTAATTCGTGCCCGTTTGTACCTCAGCTATATACAAACTGCTTTATATTTCTATAAAGATTAGACTATATCTTCATCCACGTGGGATGTTTCGCATTTCGCCTCGCTTGAGGCTACGCCATTGTTGGCTAGTCGTTGAACCTTCAAGTATTCGGAATCTACTCTCAATCCTTTGAACATGCCTTGTTTCACATATGCACCTGTGTTTGCATATCGTGTAAGTATAGCAGTTACGTTCTTAATTGAGCATCCGAATTGTTTTGCAACATTTTTTAGACCTATTATAGTAAAGGATTTATTGTTGAATACGTTTGTAAATTTGTATGTTTTTACAACTACAAATTGTCCGTTTTCAGGATTTCTCATCAATTTTTGATTACCAAATCCTTTTCTATTATGATCTATAAAATAGTGTGAGTTTTCATAATTAGTACACCATTCTAAATTTTGCAGCCAATTGTTTCTCCTATTAAAATCTTTGTGATTTACTTGTGGAAGATTATTAGGGTTGTCTAAGAAGTTTTCTGCTACAAGTCTGTGTACTCGATACTCGTATCTTTTAGCATCGTCACACAAACAAACTCTTTCATATCCGTCAGCGGATAATCTGGGAGTTAAGAATTTACCTCTTCTTAGAGAGAATACTCTGCCATCAGAATATATTAAATATTTATCTTCCCAACCTTTAATAGGTTTAATTAATACTTGCTTGGCTGCTGATTGTCCATTTTCAATATTATTCATATCTCTATAGTTTTAATTTTTACACTACGGTATAAAACTCTTTAGGAGTTCCCAGCAATTAACGAAATTTATTTTCCGTACGGTTGCCCGTACGTGTGGCTCAGCCCAGAGCTAACCACTTCTCCTCAAGACCAATATAAATAGGTGTACCGTTAAGACCTGGAGTTACAGAAGCAGCATTAGATGCATTGATCTCAGAGCCATTCCACTTAGCCCAACGAATGTTAACTGCATGATCAGAGTCGATCATTACTGACCACTCGAACTCACGGTTCTCGATAACCATTGTCTTACCAAGACCGCCAGTGATAAGATCGATAGCTGTTGATACGCCATCATCCTTTGTACCAAATACAAGTGAAAGCAAACCTGCTACCTCATGAGGCTTAGTCAGGAGTGCGTTAGAAATCATATTCTCGTCAACGAGATCGCTAAAACGCTTACCGCGATAAAGCTGAAGATTGTTTAAAAGTGAATTAGTCATATATTATTTGATTAGGTTCAACTGTAGAACTGTGACGCAAGATCTACAACTGAACGCTGTTGATTTTCTTGGACATTATATCTACTGTGATTAGTAGACTGATGTCTTAACATTGTTCTAAGCTTATTTGCAGCAGATGTTCGACCGCTGCGTGTAGCTTCACCTAGAAGAGCATCTCCCTTCATTGTGAAGTATGCAGACTCAATGAGGTTATTGACCATGTTAGCGTTGAAATCTTTCTGATAGCGAGTAAGTCCGTCTGCATCAACCTTTGTAATGTAGTCAAACAACTCCTTACGATCCTGTTTTGGGATCGCTATACCCCTAATGTTATCGAGGTTGTTTACACTTTCAGTAAGACTCTCCATAAACTGTCTAGCCTGTTCCTCTTGAGCTTGTCTAGCTTGAGCTTGCATTTGCTCCTGTTGTGCCAATTCGTTAGCACGTATATCCTTTAATCGAGCCAATGCATCCTCAGCCTCTTCTTCCAGCATGTCGCCATCTTCGTATCGCTCAATCTTTCTACTGATCTGATCATCATTGTAGCCTTGATAGCGAAGATATTCGCGAACTGCTGCTTTCTGATTAGACTCATCCTCAAGGTCCATGTTCTCATAAGAGATGGACTCTTGCTGACGCTGATAGAAGTCCTCAAACTTGCCGCCATTCTTGATATAGGCATCGAGTTGAGCTACCTGCTCGTTAGCATACTGTGGTGTACTATTCTGGTGAATTATCTCACCAATATAGTCAACAAGTTCACCGTATGACTTAGGCTTCTCATCGTCATTAACATCCCAACCAAGCTCTTCGGCGAATGCGTCAAAGAACAAACCGATCTGTGTAGTCTCATTTTCATTTGGCTCATCGCCGGTATTATCATCTACATCAGGATCATTGTTCTAATCGTCGACGTTTGCATCATCGGGATCGGATGTATTGTTGTTATTTAATATATCTTCAGGGATGTCTGAATCATCATCATGAGCACCCTGTGCACTATTATCCTCAGCATTTACTTGTACATTGCTGGTAGTGTCCTGCTTATCTAAGTCTTCGATGTCGTCATTATCAAGGAGATTGGTAACGTCAGTAGTCTCAGGTTGAGACATTGTATTGCTATAACCAAGATCGTTCAATACTCCATCAAATGCTGACAGATCAACTTTCTTTTTTCTTCCCATAATTATATAATATAATTAGTTATTTCTTTATGCTACATTACGTGTAGCTCGTTATTTCAAATTGTGATTATCTTATTTTAGGCGGAGTAATTCTCAACCTTCTCTTAAGCTCCTTCTCTGCAGCTACCTTCTGTTGCTCAACTTGAGCTCTACGCTATCTTTTGATCTTTCTTAGAAGCTTATGGCGATTATAGTCATTGCGCTTCTACATTTTTCTAACTGGACTATCCATATTATTTAAAAGGTATTACAGGTTGTCTAAACGTATCATCCATCCATTGTCTCATAGGAGTAGGTTGAGTATTGGCTTTCAGCTTGCCTTTCTTTCTTTTAACAGGAAGATAACCTTCTCCCATATCCCCATACAACGCCATGCCAAATGTTGGGTGAGATGGATATTTAAGTATATCCCCGGTAACGTAGTCTCTAGATGGGTAATGTCCATCTTCACCAGCTCCATATCCAAGCTGTACAGCTCTATTCATATCGTAATTAGGATCTCCATATGGGAGCCGTGATTCTGGTGCCGATAAGTTATGGATAGGCTTGATGAGACTTCTTTCAAAGTCTCTACGTTCTCGTAAGCCGGCATTCTTATTATCATCGTATCCTGCATTAAACGAGTTTCTGAATGTATAGAATCCTTCATCCGTTGGATTTGCATAATATCGTCTCCATGCATCAATCATTGCTTTGCCAGAATCTCTCTTTGTATTATACCAGTATGACAACATTGCATCATATGTATCGTTGTCTACATATGGCAAGCTGTCGCCAAGAGCCTGATTTAACTCAAGCTCTTTAGCAGCTATTGCATCTCCACCAAACCTTCGATTCTATTCAGCAAAATGTTTTGCTTCTACGTTTGCTATATAGTTTCTCATCTTTTGAGAAGATCTATATTTGGTCGGTTTCTTTATAGGCATATTACTTCTCTCCTGCAGTCTTGTAAGAACAGATACGATTCTACAACTCTTCGCTTATAAACAATAATTCGTCTTTTGAAAAGGTGTTGAATAATAAATCTAAAATCATATTCTTATCGTTTAACATTTGTTGTTTTAAAGTACTGTCGCCAATAACTTTACTATCGACGTATTTCCAAACAAACCCTTTGTAAGACTTTCTCTGTCCTTTACAAACGCGTCTTATGCAGCAAGTTGATGAACATTTGAAGTATTCTGATGCTTGAGAAATACTGTCCCATATTTTGATCAAATCACCACTTAGAGAATATTGTGCAATCTTTATACCGGACGCTTTTCGCAATTTGTCATTTCTTGTTCCGTGATTTGAATTTTGTTTAGGAGAACACCATTCAAGATTTTTAACATTGTTATTTTGTCTGTCTTCGTCAATGTGGTTAACCTAAGGTAAGCCATCTGGGTTTTCCAAAAAACATTGTGCAACTAATCTATGAACTTTTTTCGCACAAGTTTTTCCATTAACAACGATGTGCACAATACAATATCCTTCTTTGTTCACATATTGTTTCAAAATACGTTCGCCATAATGGATTTTATTCGGACCTACCATAGTGTAATGTTCTAACCTTTTTACATTTCCTAAATTAGATACTGCATACTTGTTGTCAGTATCATTTATTGTTTTCCAAATTTCCATAAATAAAATTATTTTTCACCGCTCACTTTATTTCTCATAGCGGTTTTTGCTTTTATCTTTTCACGTTCAAGCGCAGCTTTATCCTTTTGAGCCTATAACTCAGATTCATGCTGCATCTTTTCACGTTCAAGTTGTACTTTCTAATCCTCTATTTCCCTCTTTTGTTTAGTCTCGTATCTCTTATTATAAGACTCCATATCGATCTTCTAGCGCTCCAATGCTTGTTTTCCAATCTCCATAATGTCTGGTATACCGTTCATATCAGCATCCTTCTCCTCAGTGCCACGATAAGCAGAGATTTCTGCTACAGCAATCTTAGTAGCATTATCCTGATCAATCTGGTATCTCTGAAGATCCATCTGAGCCTCTTGAAGCATAAGCTCTTGCTGTTTAGCCTGATTCTGCATCTCTTGAAGCTTCTGCTGATTCTCAGCCTCAGCTTGTTGCTGTTGTTGTTGCAACTGCTCTTGACGAGTCTGCATATCCTTAAGCTTCTGTTTGAGTATGTTGAAATTATCATTAGTAAGGATTTCTGCAGCTTCAAGTAAGCTAGCGCCATTCTGCATAGCAGGTTGTATAAGCTGCTGAAGCTTCTGGATATTCTCAACGTCTCTAGAAGCGTCACTTACAAATACATCCATATCTTCATAGTAGAACTTAGGAGTAATGTCGAGGAATGCTCTTTCTCCATTGTCGAAGATGTAACTAAGCTTCTGTTTGCCTGTTTCTTCCCAAGCACCTTTTGCAGTATTGAGGAGCATGTTCATCACATGTCTCTTACACTGATTGTGTATCCAGAACAAAGGCTCTGTAATATGAGATGACTGTACTACTGATCTTTCAACATTACCTACAAGTTCAGAAGAACTAACTGCTCCTTCACGCTGTTGAGTAATACCGGAGATTGTACCAGCAAGCTACTCAATCTTATCCATAAGCTGAATGTACTCAGCAATAACATTTGACATGGTAAGATCAAGTGCTGTCATCTGATTGAAGCTAGCTGGCTTACCGCCTTCTCTTGAAGGTATGTTCCAACCTTCCTCATAAGGGTTAATGAAGTTTACGCCTACAGATGACAAATAGTGCATCCATCGTTCTGGTGTAATATTCATTGATTTAGGTATCTGTGTAATATCCATATTAACAACCTTACCCTTATCACGCGCTATAGCAAGTTCAAGTCTGTACCACAGTACAATATACATATACTGCAATGGTTTAAGAATGCTGACAAGTGAACGAGGTTTGCTGTTAGTATTACTGTACACAGCACCACAATAAGGAAGCTTTTGACTGTTAGGATTGTCTATACTTACATGTTGGTACTCAACAGGTTGTATTCCAAAGTATAGATCATTACCACAACGGTATCCTTCCCATACTTCAATAATCCAATCTTGTTCGATTGAGATCTCATCTCCCATTGGTTCATATGTTTCATCAAGGATGTCAATCTGTGGTTGCCCTTGTTCGTCCATCGTTGTTACATAGAAGATCTTTTTAAACGACTTCCAGCAACAATGCCATACGTTAACACAATGTTGAGTATTCTCATCGAATACAGGATTATCGTATATGTGGAGCTGTATTCCTTTAAAGTTATCAACAGGGCTACCCTCTCCCAGGTTATGAGCAGGTACTGCATTGATCATCTCTTCAAGCTTCTTAAGATCTTTTTCAGTAAGCTTGTCATAATAGCGATCGTAAACTTCTGTAATAGGAAGTCTCATCCTTCTGCAGCACCAAGAACCGTCTTCTATGAACTCAAGATCAGGACTCTTATCGAATGAGAAATACATTGGGTTAACTCTTTCCATATAAGGCTCTGAACCAAGTACGCCTACGTAATATACTTCTATACCGCCGATAAGTGCATCTTTCCAACCCTTAATGAATTCGTTGTCCATACCAAGCTTCTCCCTTAAGTATACAAGGGTGTGGTATGCTGTATTCTCAATCACATCTTTATAGTCCTTGTCCATGTACTTAGCAATCTCTTCTGGAGGTAGTATAGACCCTTCAGCAAGCTACTGCTGGAATTGTTCAGCCTCTTCTGGGCTCATTCTAGCAGTAATGGCGGCTTGTACATAATTAAGAACCATCTCCTTCTGTGTGTTCATTAAATCAGATGTAGCTTCTTGTGATGTTCTTACTACTCTGAAGTTTAATGGACGCTTTGTTTCCTCACCAATGAGTAGGTCAACTTTAGGTCTGATGATATTGAAGTCTTGTGGTGTAGCTGGGAAACCGTCCTGTACTTTAAATGGGTTAGTTATCTTCTTAAAATCCTTCTCATCAAAGATACTATTGTACAGGTCATAGTATTGCTACAGCTCACTAAATCGAGTGCCACCTTGACCTCCTGAGACGATGTTGCCTTCGCCTATGATGTAGTTTACACAATCATGCTGCCACTTCTCGTTCTTCTTTGAGAGAGGTAACTTTTGTTGTGGAAACCGTGAATTATATAAATTATCTTCTACCATATTCAAAATGAAAATAGCGGCAAACTTTCGTCTGATTGTGGTTCGTCATCCCAATATGTTGACCCGAACAACGGCAGATCAAATAGTTCAACCTGTTTGTTTGTTTCTTTAGCCTTTGATACTTTTATCTAATACAGCTCTTCTCTATAAAGCATGACCATACATAATGCGATCAATCTATCGACGTTCTTAACTCCGTCATTCTCAATTAATTCCTCAATGAGAGGTTCACTGTAAACCCTCTCTATGTTCATGTGGCCTTCTTCGTATTCTTCCATCAGCCACTCTAGAATCAATCCTTCTCCGTATGCTCGTATTTGTTTGGTCATGTGGCATCCCTTCCTACGCTATACTTTACTGTCTTTAAAGATCTCAGTAATGATTTTGTCAGGCTGGTCTGCCAATAAATAATCACAGTGTTTGTTTGTGAAATAAGGGTAAATTCCTTTACGCTCATTCTCGAAGAGTAGCCTAGCATTATAGAACATCAATAGCTTTCTAACGTTCTCGTAGTACTCTTCTGCAGTAGCTGGTCTACCAGAATATTCAGCTACTATTACATCGTTCCAAGCTTCTCCAGCTTGTACACGTTTAAATATAAAAGTAGAGCCCAATGAGTTAGTAAAACTCTCATCGTGGTCGTAGGGGTCACACCCTGCTATATACAACCCGTATGGTGGGTCTGTTACTGGATATTCCCATATTACTACTGATCCATCTGGTTTATCGTCCTTTTTCAGATGGTAGGACGTAATGTCACCACTTTTCTTTTCATGTGCTACTACTCTACCATTATCCCAAGATAAGTCTACTATATGTTTCATGTTCTACAGCTTCTTATTAGTTCGTATTCTAGTAAGCTGATCCATAAGTAGTTTACGAGGGAATATGTTTTTACCAAGTTCGAGTACTGCTTCTTGTGGCTTTAATGGACGCTCTGATATAAAACGGTCAATAGATTGCTGAGTAGCTCCACCATCTTTAATTACATTTCTTTGGTGTATAAGTTCTTGTATAGCTAAATCTCTTAGAGTATTGCCATCATTATCCATGAACCTAAACTTACCATTCTCATCTACGGCATCCATATTACTCCATGAAGGAACAAAGAAACCACATCTAGTTTCTTCTGCATTATCATCCCATATATTAGGGAAGCTTAATACATTGTATGCCTCCGGCTTATAGAACAAGTCTTTAAGTCCGTCGAAAGAACCTCCTTCCGTGCCTCCAGTTCCAAAAGCGACCATAAGACCGAAAGCTACGCCGTCGTCGGTTTCCACAGCTGGTTGTTCAACACGCCATGCTGTAAGAAGGTTAGGAAACTTTCCACCTTCTTCCCAAAGCACTAGCTTACCGCGGGTTCCACGGATTCTTTCTGGGTCGTTTTTGAGAGTAATTCCTGTAATAGAAGATAAATATCCCTGTTCAGTGGATTTACCAAATTCATCTGTGACTTTAAATCCGCTAACTCTTTCCATACGAGTGGACGTAAGACGCTGCTTTGCCCAAGCGGTATGTTTATCGCAAAAGTCCATGATCTACCATGCTTTGGTGAGCAAGCCGTCACCAATGAGAAATTTTTGCTCCGAAGCCACTGCAAAATTCTTGGAGCCTGGAATGAGCTCGTAATTCCTAACAAGCATAGATGCTCCCTTAAAGGAGTATCCACGTTGACGGGCTTTAAGCACTGCCATGTGCTTTCCAGCTTCTTCGGCATCTTCTATTGCATTAAAGTAGTAGTAGTCATAGTCATAAAATCTTGGGAAACCTAAGATACGTTCTCTTCTCTTTCTCTTGTTTCCGTACTTGTCAGTATACTCCACCTCATCAAGTTTCATGATTGGGGAGTAGTTCAAATAAAAGTAGTGATAACCGGTTATCTCATCTCCGTCTGGAGCTACATAACCGTGTAAACATCTTTCTTTTTCCTGCTCCCAGAATTGTATGTAATCAGTAGTTCCAATGGGAGCAAGAGTATAGCATCCATGTTCTTGAAAAAAGATGGCGCTTTGTCTGAACTTATCAGAGTTCTTAATCTTTTTGTTAAAATCTACCATAATATTAATACCAGTGCCACTTACCGCCAGTGATAAGTAATCTGATACCAGTACCGACTATTATACCGAGCACATCAGCGGTAATGTCCCACCAGCACCAATGATTATCATTATCTTTGCTATCTCCATACTCTTTTGCAAGAGCAGCAACAATAGCAGCTTCGGTTTCGAAAACTGCTATTCCTAAGCATGCTGAGAAGTGGTATAACTTATCCTTTCCGAAATAATCTTTATCTGCCATAACTATTAATTTTCTGTACCGTTACCACCTACGACTGGTAAAATGTTTATACCTTCTTTGTCGTTTATATAATTATAAAGTTTAAAGTTAAATACTAAAAATAATTATCACGAAAAAGACTGGCCAGTCTATTGAGCGCAAGGTAGGAGTCGAACCTACATAGCCGTATACATGCGCTATTGTTAATTACTTGGGAATCTCGTAGAGACCGATCTGACCTCCACCTTTTACTCGTCCCGTTTCCATTTGCTCCGCCTTAGCTTGTTTCATTGTCATATCCAATGATTTAACAATGTTTCCAACATCTTTGAGGATACGAGCTACCTTTATAGCGGTATCTATATCCATAGCTTCTGCTGAATACAAGTTAAGGGCCTCTGTTAATCCCTCTGCTGCAGACCTTGAGGCAGCCAGTAATCGGGTCCCAGGTGTTTCCTGGAACTCGATAAACCGTTTGCTTAATTCTTTTACTTCTGCAGTAGGTATATATTTCTTATCTTTAAATACGTCTTCTGCTACCTTAGATGCTCTCTCCTTCTCTGGGTAAGCTTCATAAGGTGTATTCCATTTATTCAACCACACTACGTATTCTATTTCTTTCAATGCTTGTGCTTTATCTTCAGCATTGTTGTAGTGATCTTTAAATGGAGGTATCGCTAAATCATCTGTACTTAAAGATATTTTATTTCCTTTTATATCAAACATGTTATACTGTCAACTGTTCGTGTTCAAATGACAATGATGTGCCAGCAATTACACTTTCGTAATAAGTATAGAAACCGTATGCTGTCAAATCGTACTCGGACAGACTTGTGTGTAATACTACAGGTTGATGCGTTTCGCTATCTGTTTCTGTAGGCGTTGTTTCCGCATATTCACCAGTATCAAAACAAGGCATAAAATCGGTAGTCTGAATTTCCCAATAATATATATCGGAGTTTGCAAGCTTCTTAGCTTGGCATCTCATCCTAAGTGTGACAAAATCTGTAGATCCATTACCGCTATTCTTGGATGCTTCATCTCTCATTTTGGCTACATTTGCATCTGTTGGAATTAAATACAATCCAGATCTCGTGTTTCCAGAATATGTGTGTGAAGTTATATCGCTTACGTTATAAAATGAGTAAATCGCATCAGAATCAGAAGTGCCCCACTTGTGATATTGATTTCCGCCGTTATAAGTATTTATTGTTCCAAGCTGATAAAATTTTGGTAAGTGGTTTATTTCGCATGTATTATACTTACATGCATCAATTCCCCATCTTATCCATTTATGATCTGCATCTGTACTGTCTATATCAAAACAAGGTAATGTCATACACTAACAGCCACCCCAATAAGATATTGTATTGTTAGAATGATTAACTGTTGTTCTTCCAAATATATCAGAAAGATCTTCTCCGCTAACAGAAACTGATACAAACACCTCTCTTCCGAGATAATCTTTAGGGTCCGGTAAATGATATAACGCTCCGGTTCTATAGAACTAACCTTCGTGAGAACGATATACTTGATCATGTGGATCAGTTCCTTGTGGAGCAAAATCATCGTCATGCAATACATATTCTTGTACAGCACCACCCCATTCAAGAGATGTACCTTTAAGTCTTAGCTGTCCGCCAATGCTCAAGTTGCCTTCATTATCCCACCAGATGTTACCATTAGCAAGATGTCCTGCACCAGCAGTGCCTGCACCATAAGAATGTCCATGTAAAACTGAAGGGTCGTGTGCTGCAGAAGATCCTTTAAAGAAACAAGAACCGTTACCTACTGATACATCTTCCGTTTCTAAATCTCCTATGACCTATGTGCCAACTGAGTTTATTATAACACCTGTGAAGTTACTGTCGTTCTTTAAAGTATTTGCAACAGTAGTACCAATTTGTACAGTATCTACAGTATCAATTACAACATTCTGTCCACCTATTGTGAGAGTTCCTTCAACAGGATCGAAGTCTATATAACCATCCTGCTTTCCAGTTGTGGTTTGCGTGTTCTTTTCACCACCAAGATGGAATGTTCCGTCTGCATTAAATCTAGCCCGTCTTGCTGCAAACCATGCGGAACCATCACGTGAAACTCTCCAATCATCCTATAAAGGATTACTGCTTGTGGAAGCTTTACAAGATCTCAAGTACTGAGGAGTTATATACAACTCTTGGTTGTTTGTCTAACCGCCACTTGTATCCTTTGAGTATATTACAGGTAAGCCGGACTGATCTGATAACGACTTAATTGTCCAATTGTGACCATCTCCAAAGCTGCCGATGTATGCAGCCTTCATGTAAATACTTCCATTTCCTGTCCATGAAATATTACCGCCAGCCAACTGACCGCTGCCATTATGATTAAATCTAGAACTACCGCTACCCGTATTAAGACCGGACTTGTTTACTGCATCAGGATCTATAGTATTCGAAACACCAAAATAAACATCACCATCTGCACAAAGATATGTAGTATTGTTTACGTTTAGAGACTTTCCGTATATTGCATTAGCAACAGTATCACCATTTAATACAATCTTACGTCCGGTTATTGAAACGCCGTCAACAGTCATATCGATAAGTGCGCCTTTCACGCTATCGCCACTGTTCAAATTGTTTGTTGCTACACCAAATGAAACTCTGTCAGCAAGTATGTTAGCAAATCCTGTAGATATTGGATAGTCGCATCTATACCAATAGTTTACTCCGCTTTCAGTTCTCTTGTAGTAGTAACCATAACGATAACCGGATGTGTTTGTACTAGCTACATATTCTGTTGTAGGTAATGCTGCAGATCCAAGGTCTATCTTATTTGTGGCAGATGTGTATTCTGCTTCTGGAACCATTGTCCAAGTAACGTTATCCAAAAATCCCTTAGAAGCTTGTAATCTAATCCACTCTGGAGTCTGTTGGTTTACTGTGGTATTGAGCTGTGAAAGATCGTCACTCAAACTTGCAATCTGTGTACGGATCTCTGTTGTAGTAGGAATGTATGCCACCCATTTGTTAGTAACAGCTGTTGAACTATTCAAATCGGTAATACTGCCAAACTTGATAGCCTTAAACTCCATTGCAGATATACAGATGTTAGGATTTGAATTTAATCCTTCTATTGTGCCTTCATATCTGTTGTTTGAAGAACTATAATATCCGTCAAACAGATCATGAAGATCATCCATATCTGTATCTGTACCATTAGTGTCTACAAGCTCTTCATACTTAGAATCAAGAGTGTTAGCACCATCACCTACAATTCTCCAAGCAAATATTGCGTTTACAGCATCAATAAGAGGTTGTGTATTTTCAATAAGCTCTGCTGCTCTTTGTAAATCAGTAGATGCGCTACCTAATGCTGTCTCAAATGTTTGCTGAGCTCTAGTGTCAGCATCGTTGAGTATACCGTCAATATCAAGATATACTACAGGAGTTGTCCAACCAGATTCTGTAACCGTTCCGTATACAGGAGGTGTATCTGTACTTACTGTACACTGGTACGAATTATATGACTTC